GATTGTTTCAATTTGGTTAGTGATAGTCCAAATGTTTTAGGTGAGTTTTGGATCACTAGTCTAGTTGGCCTACAACATGCTAATGGGTCCAGTCAACCCATAGATATAACGATATTCGCTTGGGCATCTGACGTAGTGTTGTCAGCACCCACCAATGTTAATCGCACATCCCTAACGCCTCAATCAGGGAAGGACGAGACAGAAGAATCAGGACCGGTTTCTAAAACTGCCTCGATAGTTGCCAATGTTGCTGGTTCGTTATCTAAGGCACCAGTGATAGGCCAATATGCACTTGCAACGCAGATGGCAGCAGGAGGTTTAGCCACGGCCGCGAGGGCATTTGGTTTTTCCAGACCTAAGATGATAGATCCACCTGAAACAAGGCGAATTTGGCAAACGGGAGATTTGGCCACAACAGACCAGAAGGATACTTGTATGCCACTATCCTTGACGGCAAAACAAGAGGTGACCGTTGACCCTCGTACAGTAGGATTAAATTCTGAGGATGAGTTGGATTTCAAACATCTCTGTAAAACACAGTCTTATCTAACAAAATTTAACTGGAGTTTAACAGCATCCAATAGAGATCCTCTTTTCTCCGTACGAGTGAATCCTATGATGTATAATATATCGTCTCATGTGTTTCCCGCTTCATCTCCTAGTTACAATTTAACTCCAACTGCGTTTTGTGCTCAACCCTTTAGCTATTGGCGTGGTTCAATGACATATCGATTCCAAATTGCGGCAAGTGCTTTCCATAAGGGGAGACTGCTTGTTGTTTGGGATCCTATGAATTCGACAACGAATCCGGAGATGAATACAGTCTATAATAAGATCCTGGATATTTCAGAAGATCGGGATTTCACTATTACTGTAGGTTGGGGATCCAATTTGGCAGGCTTGTTGGTGGAAAAATCTATTATTGAGGGAGCGGATGTCCCTTTCAAGATATCATCAACGGAGACCAAAAGAACTAGCTATGATAATGGTATCCTAACTGTCTACGTGCTTAATAATCTTGTCACGTCCGGCACCTCAACTGATCCTGTTCAAGTCATCGTTTCCACATGTTCTGATGATATGGAGTTCTGGGGTCCAAATGCTGATGTGGTTCCCCGTACTACGTACACACCACAGAGTGGTGAGCTTGAAGAAAGTCCTGATGATGCACCAGATGATTCCCCTACTAATGAAGATGTGGGTGGGGATCACGAAGATTCAATTTTCCGAGTTCTCGCAGGTGATAGAATCTCATCTTTTAGACCACTACTCAAGAGGTATCAATTACTTAGGGTGATTTCTGGCTATGAGAATGGTGGGGTGTCTGGCGATTTCTACCGTGTCTATTGGAATACTAAGTTGGATGGTCGAATTCAGATCACTGCTGGTGATGTTCGACCTACCCCACTATTGGATTACTGTAGATATGCGTTTTCCGGACAACGTGGAAGTTACCGATACAAGTTTCTACCATATTATTTTTCAAGAGATGCAGGTGTGATTGGAACTAGATCAGAGTATGCAACTAGCGATATCACTAAACAAATAGCCCCTTCTGGGAATGATGCTCTCATTACACAAAAGATGTGGCAATTTAGTTTAGCGGGTGAGGTCGTTTCTAATTCTGCTGCAGGAAAGATTGTAGAAATGGAAATGCCTTATTATAGTTGGTGGCGGTTTGATCCAGTTGTAAATAATAATGATCGCAACCTAGAATATGCCGCTACGGCCACCATGGAAGTTTTAACTGATGCCCGGCCCAACGATCCTTTCTCGTTTGCAGCTGGTGAATACATTTCAGTAGGTGAAGATTATAATGTATTCTACTTCCTGGGCGTCCCTCCAATGTGGAGAATACTTCTCCCATGATGGTGGCTGCTTTACATTTTGCGCTTGGTGTTTAGACAGCCTGTAAAGCGCTACAAACCCCAAAGTGGTGTAGATCTTGGGTGCATGGGCGGGAAATATGAGGACCTAACTCACATTGTTGGTGGTGAGAGAGTTCGCAGTTTCCGTTCATGTTTGAAGCGTTATCAACTTGATAGATCTGATGCTTACTATATCACCGTGAACCCCCAAGATTGGAAAGTGTACACAATACGATGTAGTACGAACCCAACAAAATTATACTTTGGTTCTGGACTATATTCTTCCGGAATGACTATGCTAGCATATGTATCGTCAGCATTTTCTGGGTATCGCGGTTCACGAAGGTTCAAATTCATACGATATAATTCAACAAGCATTGTTGGTGATACAGGTAATTATGCTATTCAAACAGAACCTATACTCAAAGGCGGTTGGTCGTTGGCCGCTGATGGGGATGCTATACAAACTTATTCAACATACCAACATTGGGTAGAGGCTAACAAAACAACCTGGCGTGGTTGTGTGATAGCGGTGGAACCTGCGTCTAAGGTGTTAGACTTTGAGGTTCCTTTCTACACTAATCAACGATTTCTATCCACATTTCAGACTTCATCTGAACCAAAACAACAAGCTGATTTTCATGTTACATATAGTAATATTGTGGGGATAACACATTC